CAGACGGGGCAGGCTTCCCCGAAGTTACGCTTTGGACACATAACAGATTGGTTTTTTCCGTTGATGTTCATATAGTGAAAGTGATAATCCTTGAATGGATCACCATCTTCTGTCGGCAGAATACGGATAGTCTGCTCTCCTTCTTGTGGCTTCCAAAAAATAGATGTACCACCACCACCAGTGCCCTTAAGAGCAGCCAGCTTTGCTTTCATTTTATTAAGATCTAATCCCATGTTCCCTCCAATGTTGATGTTAGTATTATACTACTTCGTTTTCGATTTGTAAAGTCTTTTTTTCATTTTCTCGATATTGAATCATCGAGGCGTTTGCAACGCAATAAACATAGTCGTCTGCATAGTCCGTGGCGTAAACACCATATGACACATCAATGTCTGCTTCATTTTTTACATTTTCTGTAATCTTCCTCATTAAGGTTCCGTCAGTTTCAAGCTTCTTTCTATTGATAGCATAATAATACTTTATCTCTCTAACATTGTCAAGAGGAAAAAACAATTTCTTTTCATTTTTTAAAGTTGAGATACCAATTGTTGATATGCGAGTATTGTCCCTAAAATCTGAAACGCTTTCAACAACAGGAGTATTGTTGTTATAAACGTTCACCATATGAAATGTCGAGACAACCAAATTATTCAACCTATCATTATAGCCTATGATTGGGACATCGCCTAGAGCATTTTCAAGTTGCAAGTTAGAAACCAAATACAGTCTTTCAAAAAGTCCTGATCGAGCAAACTCTTGAAACACATAATAGGTCATTCTTTCTTGAAGCTTCTTCTTTCCAGAAAGAATATCGATATTAGGCTCAATATACAGCACATTTATGTTACAATGCTTTAGTTGTTCAAGAATTCGCAGAGCAGCACCAGAAACATCCCCCGATCCACCAACAACAAACAAAATATCCCCGATTACACCACTGAAAAAGCTTGATAAATCACCAATATGGGCTTCATACTCTTCTGGAGTGTCGTATTTAGGCAGAAAATGGCAGTTTTTGCCGTAAATCCCATTATCTATCTTATATACCTTATATTGTGGGTATTGACCGAAGCAGTCTGCTATATTACACCCAGCAGACCCTAAACCTATCACAGTTTCCATTTTTTCATTTCTCCGAAGTTCTTCCCAATACTCACATTGGTCAAATATTGACCTAAATCTGTATTAGAGAACATTGTAACCAATTCTGGCACATTTTTTAAGTCTTCTTTGCTAAAATCAAGTACAAGACTGTCGTGAAGACTAAAAGCAATAAAGGATTGCTTATCTTTCAGATAATCATGTATCTTTATCATCTGCTTCATAAATAGGTCGCTTGTTGTACTCTGAATAATGTAATTGAAAGCGTGATAATCATCAGATTCTATCTCTCTATTAAACGTTGTCTTTACTTTGCCGCTAGAAAAGAAGCGATCCTTGACTTTTCCTCGGTTATAATACCGATTTGTTAGGTTATCCTCGGAGTTTGGGTTGTAAAGCCACGCAAATACTCTCTTTTTAGCGCTTTCTCTTGTTCCCTTACCTTGGTATATGTTTTGAACGTTCCACTCGTGTAGGTCCATACAGGGCTGTTTATGGCCATTTAAAGCTAGGACGGTTCTAAGCTCGGCAGCATTAAAGTCAAGCTCCAAAAAACAATCATTTGTAGGCTTGACAATATTACGAAACTCTCGCCTCATTGTAAGGATTGGAAAACTACCTGGACCTGTTGCTAAACGACCAGTCTTTGTCCCATATATATTATAATTGATATACGCACATGATTTATCGTGTTTTACTAAAAGATCTCGTAGTTTTGGTGTGATTGTGACGCCATCAAGATTAATATTTAGATTCTGATACTTGATTTTGTTTGTAATCTTCGTCATACCTAGGATCAAGTCGTAATTAGCTGGTTTCTTGTAATTTGCAAAGACATGTCCTGTAATATGGTTTCGAAGATCGTAATATGTAAGAAGATATCGTTCTGGAACAAGATCAAAGAAACAATTTTGTCGTAGATCAATCTTTGCCTCGACAAAAGACCGATGATATGCTTTCATTCGATTGTTGATTTTATCCCAGTCTTCTTTTAAATAATCGGGACAAACTTCGTCCAAAGTCTTGCCTCCGCAATATATCTTTGCATATTCGATAGGTTCATCTTGTAGGAACGCTGAGTAGCCCCAAGTTTTAGTAAGATCTCCAGGTAATTCCTGTATGATCTTGCCGTCAGCGTAGATGGCTACGCACTCTTCTTTGTCGTCTAGTGTCTGGAACAACATAATTCCTGAATATAATATCAGGTGACGAGTGTCTTGTCAAGACTATTCTGAGAAATCTGGTTTTAATTTTCCCAGAAAGTTGCTATTTATGTAGCTTGCTGCTGCATCTAAACTATAAAGCTTTGCCTCTTCTAACTTCAATTTGAAATTAGCCTCGCTCAGTTTATCAAACACTTCACTTTGTCGGATCTTCATGTAAACCTCAATCCAGTAAGTATCCTCTTTTCCATCTGCTATGTTAGTGGATAAGATCCGATTTCTATTGGGCACAATGCGTGGTGCCAGTGAGGCAACGAAGGCTTTATAAAAATTTTCCATATAAACTTTTATTGAGGCGATGTCGTACACGTAAGATTTGTGATAATAGTCCTCAAACATAGTTCTGGGTCTCACACCATACCCTCGCATCCGTCGCTTCATTACCGAAGAATTCAAATCTGCAACTAGTCTCCATGGAGCATTCCTATCAAGAAGAAAGCCATTGTTCTCTGCTACTTCTCTATATGCATAATAAAATGGATTTCGATAAAAGTCAAGATGTTTTTCACGATCAGAGGCATGACTTGCCATACTTAAGTCTAAACAAAGTCCAGAAATGAGAGGGCTAGAATTTAAACCACTTATCAATCCTGTTCTTGTGAATGGGGAAGTGGTTCCAGTATCTTCAATGAACTGAAGAACATCGCTAACAAAACGTTCAAAAACTAAAGCTTTACGGCGAGCGCCAGAGGTCTGCAGACGGGTAGAGGAAAATATTTCATAAAAACCCTGTACATACTCATGATGTATTTGGCTCACTGATTGCCATCCTCGTTTAGGAGAAATAGAACTGGGGGACAATGTTTCATCATTAAGGAAACCAGGAGTGGTTTGATTACGGAAATTGTATTCATCAACAAACGCTCCATATGCATCAGCAACAAAGTTTAAGGCAAAAACACAATCGCCCCCAACTACCTGCTTTAGATAAGTTTCTTTAGGATATATTGCATTACCCGAGTCATCTATTCTACCATACAAAGTGTCCTCATACCAAAAATCAATCGTGTTTCTGTGATTGATATATTTGTCCTTATAAACTTTTCTCTCCTCATACAGTTCTTTAGAAGAAAGGGTGTTGTCCCCTTCAGGGTTGGCTCTAACTAATCTTCCTTTTCTATATACTCCTGGCATTTATATTTCCTCATTGCTGTAGTGTTCGGCCAGCGATGTCCCGTGTCGCGGCCCCGCTGGGTGTTTGAAATCCAACAGCCTCCGTGCCTGTTTCCTCGTAGCCGGTTCTGGCTCTAAGAGCTTCAAGTTCCTCAGTCGCCCCTGGAAGGCCAGGTGTTTCCTCATATCTTTCAACTGGACCTTCGGCAAACGCCTCCCTTAATACTTCTGCTTCTGCTTCTTGCAGCGTTCCCTCGCTCTGCTCTATCCGCTCTAGTTCCTGATCTTCAGTAAGTTCTGACTCTACTGCCGGCTCGTCCAGGCAAACATTTTCATCTCCAGGCACACCCGAAGCAACCCACTTCGTGTTTAGAACCGTTTCATAATTATTCTCGCTAATATTATTGTCAACAGTAATAATTTGATGGTATCCTCCAATTCCTAAAATACTTGATAAATGTCGCGACACCCCAGCATTAATGCCTCTAACTGTTGGGTGAATATAAATTATTTGCCCTGGTTGAAAAAGAGCATTACCAAACAAAGTAACATCTGCATCGTATTTGTCTTTTATTTGACCTAATCCTAGTGTTCCCTCTCTTTCCTGTCTTGCCTCGCCTAAACCTGGCTGATCTGTTTTCTTAAACTTGATTGACTTAACCAGGCCACGATCAGAGCCAATATTTAACCAGTATATACCTTCTGCGGCATCATCTTCAGCGGCTTTTGGACCCAAAGCATTGCGACCAAACGTAGAAAAATCTGTTGCTTGAACTACTAGGTAGTTAATTATTTCCAAATCCTGCATAGCATGAGGTCGGTCGCCACTAGGCAGCACTGATTCAACCTGGTCGTCAAGAACTATTGAGCCACCGGACGAACGTTCACGGACTTCATTACCCTCTGGAGCCGGTGTTTCAATATCTTCTACACGAGCGTTCATCACACGATCGTTTCCATCTGAATCAGCATATGCACTAATCAAGTTTACATTAACTTGTGCCCTTGGGGGACGGCGGCCTCGTCTTCTTTCGGCACATTCCGATCCCAACGCAGGATATATCATAAGAGTGAGCATTTCTTTTATGAAATCTCCTAAAGGCCAAACTGTCCTACCAATACGAACTGTCCTTTCAAGAAAGAAGTGTTGAAACAGGTGCAAGGATACTGGAATATCTGCCATATTTACCAACACATCTTTAACACTACCGTCAGGTGATCTAAAATTAGGAAGTGGAACATACAACGTGCCTAACAAGACTTTCACATTCTTCATCTCTGGTGTCGCTAGTGGGTTTTGTTCTGAATCCAAACACATTAATGCTGCATCTAAGATATCTCCTAAATACATATAATGAAATCTGTAATCATCACCTGCTGAAAGCCAATTTGTGTCTTCGGCAACGCCGGCTTCGTCTTCGGCTTCGGTGGCTGCATCTTCTCTTGATTCTCCTGCCTCGTCCAAAAGTATTTTACGAAGACGGTCGGCGATACTGGCTATTTCAGCGCTCTCTTCAGCGTCACCTGCTTGACCAGACCGTGTTGTAGAGCTATTCATAACCTCGTTATTTATTGCATTCCAATCTAAATTATCATCTTCAAAAAGATTATCAGGCACCTGTAACGTATAGATTCTGCTTTTATCAATAATCGTTTCCAAAAGCCTAGTGTATATTCGGTAGAAAATGCTTCTGCGTTGTTGTTCTAGTTCTGCTATTCTTTCTGCATTCCCCTCTCTCGCATCCTCCAGATCACCTTGGTCCAAATCCCCTAGAGGATTGGCATCAGCACACCCATCTGACCTGGCTGGTGAATTTTCTGAACCAGACTCGGCGTTATTGAGATCTTGCTCAGTTTGCCTAGCTTGTGCCAGTTGATCATCAAGTTCAGCCACCCGTTCTGCTGGATCACCAGATAGTTCTGCTCCAGGGAGTGTGGCGGGTATGTAAAGAACATTTGTTTTATCATTAGAGATTGTTGATTCAACAGATGCTTGATATTCTAAAGTAAGCTCTACCGTCCCATCCTCTCTAAAATCAATATCATGTTTTAACAAACTTAATAATAAGATTGTGCCAACACTCTCAATCAAGCGTTTTTCATCTGGAGTTATTATGTCAGCTTCAACCATGGCCTGATCGACTGTCCAGCCCAATATTGCTTTTATGCGATAGTACCTTTCATCAAGACTTCTTCGACCTTCGGCACGATTTAGAGAACCATATCGCGAAGTACGAAAAATTAAATCTAAATAATCCGGGGTTTCTCTACGTTCAGTTACCGCATTAGTTCTTTCCGCTTCAGTATCAGCATCCATTATCTCCTGCAGAACTCTTGAGTTTACAAAATCACTAAAGTTTTGAAAGAATATCTTTAAACTAGCTCTAATATTGTTATCAATCTCAGCAGTGTTTGTTCCCACCAATTCCCAACTAAAGTTTTTTATAGCAACACCTGCACCGCGACCTTGACCGTCAACCAGGATGCTCTCCAAATCAGACATATTATAGTTTGTGTCAAATAAAAATTCACTCGCTGTGCCGACAATATCCTCCTCGTTCTCATAATACATTTTGTAAAGACGCAGCTTCGGGATAATGGCGGACATCTTTGCAGGAGTTAGGTTGAATAAATCCTGCGCGTTTGGGCTCGTCACGAGCCTGTTGATTAGAATACCTGGATTAACAGATAACAACTTTGTAAAAGTTGAATATGTCATAGGACCGAGAGAAACTTCTGGACGATCAGATTCATCTATGGCTTGAAATGCGCGAGAAGACCAATTATCGACAGATTCAGAATCTGTTGTCGACTGAGTATTTGATAAGTTTGCAGCATTAGGTACGCCATTCCTTCTTGCAAAGATATCAATATATGATGCTAGAAAGCATTGTTCTCTCTGTCTTTTTTGAGAGTTAGTTAAACCCATCCTCTAAACTCCCAAATATCTTAGAACTTCCTCTAAAGGAGAAGGTATATAGAGAACTTCACCTATTGTCAGATGTGATTCAGTTGGCTTCTTGTTAAACCAAGCAATGACCCACCAATATGTAGAATCCCCATAATACTCATGAGCTAATTTATAATATCTGTCTCCAATCGACCAAACGTGCTGTTGTCGCTTCAGTTTGGTCATTTCTGGAATTGAGGGATGCCTTAACATGGCAGTGCTATAATGGATAATCCCGCCGGGATATCCGCGTTCCTCTAAAGACTTTTTATAGGTTTCGGAATTGTTTCGAAACTTCTTTCTTTGCATGTTTCTCATCTAGAATCTCCCTTAATTCGCCGGGTATGCCCGACCACCGCCACCAGACCTTTGGCCTTGCTCGCTTTGCTCCAGTAAGTCGCTTTGATCGGCAGTTGCATTGTCACGCTCTGTGCGAGAGGCTGTATCATCAGAAGTTTCTGAAACAATCTCTGACTGACGAGCATCTGGATCCGCTGCCCCATATGGATAGTTAATACTTAAATCCCGATCATCTCCAAAGTGTTTTTCATCCCCAGTGCCATACCAGCCCACCTTGTGTGTATGCAAGACTGTGAAAGTACAAGAGACATCATATGCTTTGGGATAAATACTACCAGGCCCTACTTCAATAAACCCGCTATCCGTAATTGGTGAAGTACTAAATCCACCAACATAACCCAACAATTCTTCACCAGTGGCTGAATTTTGAATAAGGTTCATAAATTTTATCTTCATTAAAGGCGGGCCATGTAAGTGAGTAGCACTGGGAAGCTGGCCTTGCACAGAGTTATAAGAAGGGTAAAGCATCTTCATCAATGTAGAAATTCTACCTAGATTGTTGACAGCTTCTTCTTCACTTTCAGCGACAATCTGAAACCCTAAGTTTATCTTTCTTCCAGTCCTCTTGAAAGTTGAGATTGGGTCCATTCGCCCAAAAGCGTATTCCTCATTCCATTCAGAGGTAAACTGATCCTCAAATTGGGTTAGAAAAGCGGGGAACTCAACAGTGCTTTGGCTAACTAGATGGTGAAATATGATTTTCTGGCCGGCGTTTTTTAATGCTTCTACTGACATAAATAAATCTCCTAACTGGGTCTCAAACTATACTTGTCTTCTAATATATCAATCATTGTTTTCCCAAGCTGCCTCTTGTCCACCTCAAGTACAATTGCTCTTTGGGTTCCACCACCACCAGCGGCACTTTCTTGGCCTGCGTTCAACGCTTTGACCAGTTTCGTCAAAGTACCCAACATTAAGGTGACACCCAAAGCACCTGCAAGTTTCACCTCGGTTACTTGTCTGATGGTGTTTACTAAAGCTTCCGCGCTATTCACTGATTCTGATGTTGTAGCCGCAGTGAACTCTGTTAGCTGCCCTAATGTCGTATTAAAAGCTATTGATTTAGAGACTGGTAGATCTTCAATCGCTTGTGCAATATCCCCAACTGCATCGGCAACAGATGCCAGTGGTCCGATTACTGCACCAAGATTACCTAACTGAGCCAAACTACTCATAAATTCGGCGAAAGCAGTTACCTTGCCTTCAGGTATTGCTTGTAAGGCTAGACCTAAAGCCACAACAGAGCCTACCATAAAAGCCAAACCAACCGCCAAGGCTGCGCCGCCAATGCCGCTGCCTATAATTGCACCTATTACACCAGCAGCTGCAGCTAGTGCCACCATACCAGCAGCCAACGTAAACAATTTTGATGGGCTTGAGTTACTAATCTCTTCAGACATTAAACCAAAGACATATACAAAGGCAGTGATGGACAAAATTACTAAGGCAATTGCAGCGCCAAGCTTAAGGCCCGCTGTTCCAAGAGCCGCTATGCCTGGGGCCGCTGTAGCTGCAGCTGCAGCAAAATTCCTTATCCCTGCTCCAGCGACAGGAGCGGCGGCTCCCGATTTTTCCATACTATCCCCCAACCCAACCAAACTACCAGCAGTCTCTTTAGCCTTATCTTTGAGTTTATCTTTCATGCTGTCTGCTATGTCCTCAATCTTATCTTTAACTATATCGGACTTTTTACCAGTTCCATCTAACGCTGCTTTAAGCCCTTTGAAATCACCTGTCACAAATTTTAAAGCACCACTTAGAAGTCCGAATTTACCTAAAAGCGCCCCAATACCCCTAAAAGCAAGACCTGTAAGCGCAGACGCGAGCAGCGCAATAGGAATAAACAGGTTGCCTGCTTCTTTTTGAAGTTCTAAAATTTCATTTACTACGGTATGAAGACCATCGATAATTGGTTCGACAAGAATTGCTAAGTTCTCTATAACGGCATTAAACTTCTGCATTACATCAGTTGCAGCCGCAGCCCTTTCTGCTAATTGCTCTTGCGACATCCCACTTTCTCGGGCTTGTCGTTGTTGTTCATCAAAAACAGAAAGACTAGTGCCAAAAATTCTATTTGCTTCTGCCATATCTGTAATACCAGCAGCATTAGCAAGGGCTCTGCGCTCAAACCTACCCATTGCATCAAAACTTCTACCAGAAAGTTCGATCGCTTCGATCATCATCCTGATACGTTCGTCTTCTGATGCGTTTAGAAGATCTACAGAGTTTAGTAAGTCATTACCCAAAACAGCATTTACACGACCTGCAACTTCAGCGGTACCTTCAAAAGTATCCATAGCTTGACCGAAGACACCAAGAAGAGTATTCATTGATGCACCCGTTGCTTTCGCTGCTGCAGCGATACCTTGGAAGACTTCAATAGCGCCGGCACCATGCGCTGCCAATTGTGGGAAGGCTTGATTAAATCCTTCCATCATTTCGCCAGGAGCCATACCAAGAGCAATACCAGTAGCGGCTAATTCTGTTTGTGCCGCGATGGACTGATCAACGTTCATTCCCATGGCGGTTGTCGAATTATTCATAAACTCGGTAGTAGCGCCTGATGCGATACCCAAGTTTTCCATTGTTGTTGTAAAGGCAATTAGTTCAGTCTTAGCGGCAGGTCCAATCTCCGTAAATTGACGCATCCCAGTAAACAACGCACCTGCAGCTTCCGCTGTTTGTGCCATTGAGACACCAGCCTGTGCCGAATCAACGCGGGCCTCCATCAAAACGCTATTGAATTCTTCGCCAGCACCAGTTGCTCTTCTAAATGAAGAAATAGCACTATCGGTTGCAAAGACCATTTTCACCGTGGATTCTACAACTTTCTCACGAACAGAGACCATAAGGTTCATGGGGCCAAAAGTTTCTGCCATTTGCTGCCCTAATGCCGCAAGAGCACCGCCGAAATCTTTAGATGCTATTGTGTTGAATATGATCGATTCTAAAGAGCCTTCAGCACTTTTCCTTAGTCCAAAAAATTTGGCTCCTGCACTAGCTACGGCATCACCGATTTCTTTCTGGGCGTCGACCGCTTTTTGACTATTCGCTGCAACGTCGGCTTGTGTACGGGCAATTTTCTGAAGCTCTGCTAGTTCTTTCGCTGCTTCGGCTGCACCTTCACCACCAGCTTTAAGAATCTGTTCTTGTAGTTGAATTAGCTTTTCTGTTTGTTTGAGATTGTCTCTGTTTATGAAAAGTTGTTTTTCTGCTTGAGAAAGTTCTTTCTCACCATTTTCAATTCTTTTTCTTTCTAGCTGTAATATATCATATTTCAGATTCGCTGTGCGGCTTTCTTCATCATTAAGCTGGTTTATTAGTGTAAGATATTCTTTTTGAAGCTCTACTGAATCCCTGTTTGATCTGGCTATGTTTTCAACAACTTTTTGTATTTCTCTTTTAACATTTAAGGTCGCCGCATCATCGTCATGTTCCTCACTTGCAAGCGCAGGTATCCCTAGAAGAATAGAGAATATTAGAATTGCAAGAAGAATTGACAACATAGATTACAAACCCTTATTTAAACGGCCACTTAATTCCCGTTTGTCTCTCAAATGCGGAGGTAGCTTGATTTAAATTGGCTCTCGATCTGTATGTTCTGGGATTGTCTAATCCATATCTCTTTAGTGTGGAAATAAAATTTCTTTCTTTATGCATGGCATTAACAAAACTGTTTACATCGGTTTTAGAACCTTTTATTTGTAAAGGTATTGAAACGTTTCCAAACATGGCTTTAAAAATCCCTTTGACGTTCTCACCAAACATTCTTAACCAACTTTCATCTAATTCATTTTTCTGTGTTAGGTCGATGACAATGGGTGTCATCACATCCTCTTTGATTGTATTGTCCATATGGTATTCTCCCAAAAATAGATCTCTCTTGTAAATAGTCTTTTAGCATAAAAAAAGAGGCCAGGAATAATCCTGACCTCCATAACTATTTCTTATTTGCTTTCTTTACTTGTTCATTTTCTTTTTCTATTTGCTGAACTAAACGATTCACGAACCAACCTCTAAGTCCAACTGGTAAATTGTATGCCTCTGTGAAACTCCAACCACCGTGATATTTTAGGAAAAAGAACTGTTCATAAATACCTTCTATATATTCATTGCCTAGGCCAAAAGAATTCCGCACTAAGCGGAACCTCCATGGCGGTGTCGTATCCGCAGTTATTGCAAGTAAATTGCTGCGACATGTCAATGTTTGGTACTAGTTTATCATAAACAACACGTAGGAGCCGAGAATCAGCTGCCGGAACAGCTTGAATAAAGTCATTAATATAATTTGGATCTGGGCTCCCATTAACTGAAACAATGAAAGCCCTAAACTGATCTGTCAAAACAGATTCTGGTAAATTATGCTTTCTCTTCATTGCTGCAGCTTCGGAAAGATTCTTTTCGTCTTGCCCTGTGAGGAGTCTTACCTCCACTTTTACTTTTGTTTTTGGAAGACTAATAACATAGTTATCACCCTTCTTTTCAACAATATCCTCATAAGCGGATAGTTCTACTTCAAAGTCAAAACTAATATTGTTTAAATCAAATCCATATGGGGAAGTTGTACCACACGCAGGACATGATACTTTAGTTTCGTAATCTGCCCCATATGCATGGATGCGTGTTGCTACGATGATTGCATTCTTGTCTCCAATGAGAAGTTCCATTGGATTGATACTTTTATCTACAATAACACTTTGTAATAAACGATCAATTGCAACACCTTTTCGCAACAAGCTTTTAGATGTTAAGATGTCCTCTTCTTTTGCTGTCATGTGAGAAATTTCGATTACTTCTGCACCATGTAAAGGGTGTCCTTCGGGATAGTATTTTCCCTTTGAAGGAAGAGTAACGAATTCAGTTGGGACAACAAATGAAAAGGGAGAAGATTGGGCCGCTTGTTGGGCCTGGGGGACGGGCGAAGAATCGCTAGGCTCTCTATGGCCTAGGCGATTTTCGTTATTTCGAACTGACATTATACCTCCGTATGTCTATTTTATTCAGGATCTACACCAACAATGGGATGTGTTCTGCTGCCACCGGTCGTGACTATACCACCACCAGTTGCACCGGGAAGGGGACGAGTAATTTCCAAGAATTCTCTGTCGCGGACGTTCTCCATTCGAACAAAGTCGTATCTGAACTCCAAAGTCAAATCAATAAGGTTGTCACCTTCGTAATCCAGTTCTCCAAACTTAACACTGCTAATCCAAGGATTGACAAAAGTAAATTGCTCTGCAATTTTTCCGTCAGCGTCAAGCTGGGAAATGGCAACACGCCCAAGAGCAGCAACCGATCTTTGTTTGCTCATCGTCATGGTGTCATTCGGGTTATCTGGAATGCTGTATCCAGAGTTAGAAAGAATATCCATCATAATGGCAGATGCATCTGGTACCAACGGATCCACCAAAGTAACCGAAGTCTTTTCGTACTCGACTCTACCAGGGTAGTAAAAAGTGTGATTAATATATCTGTGAACCCCTTCCGAAATACTAAAGCCAGGCTTGTTAACCTTTTTGATAAGCCACTGAGGGATGCCCCCAATGTTCATTACCCATCTATATTGTCTTTTCGGTTGCGATTCTGCTAAATTCCAGAAAGTTGCCATTATAAAATTTCCTCCGTACTATAAATAGTCGCGACTATAAATTTCCCTCATCAATCATCAAAAGAAGCACCGGTACTTGAGATACTGAAGTCAAGTGCGATGAACTCAATCGCTCGCGCAGGCTTCAAGAAAATCTTAGCGTACAGGATGTTTCTGTCAATCAAGTCGGGAGTTGTGGTCGTCTCGTCCAGAATAACTCTGAAGTCTGTCAAACCAAATCTCGTCTTGACACTTCTAAGGAAAGGCTCAACCTTACCTAAGAAGCGGTTCCAAGTCGACTGAACGTTTTGGTCGAAAAGGATGCTTGCAGCAAACCTTGAAATCTGCTTCTTGACAAAAATCATCATTCTTCGAACGTTAATTCTGTCTAGTGCAGAAGGAGTGACCTGCAAGGTCTTCTGACCGAAGATTACGATACCCTCATTCGGGAAAGTCGCAATCGGGTTAACATTGGCATCATAAAGCTTATCTCGCTCTTTCGAGGTCAATCTTTCAGTGATACCAACAACCGGAATACCAGCTGCTCCGTTGGTCAAACCACCTCGGTTGAAACCAGCAGGTGCGAACCAAAGCTCACTTCTTCGCTCGGAAGAAGCAAAGGTGCCGAGTGCTGCGACCGAAGGCGGAACCCAAACAAAGTTTCCAGCTTCAGGGTCTCGAATCTGAACCCAAGGATAGAAAGCACAACCATAACTGGTGTTGAGTGCTCTATCGCGAAGGTTATTGATAGTTGTGTCAACATCACCGACGCGACTGGTGTGAGCGCTAGTGTTTTCCTCTGCTGCCACATAATCTCCCTTAAGGTCGATAATGGCAAGAGCGTCACCACGATCCTCACAAACATCAAGTGCGTGTTGCGTCAGACCATCATCTCGAATACCAGGAATTGTCAAGAGGTTCATCTCAACAAACTCAGGATCCGCAACGGTGTCAATAGCTCTCTTAACGCTGTTATAAACATAGCTGTAAAGTTCTTTTGGAGTAGATGTCACACTATCCAAGCCAGTGTTACGGAAAGGCTCTTTCTCCGTGATATCAAAACCGTCAGAACCACCATGAAGAGGTAAAGTAAACCGGTCGTACTGTCCAGTCTCCAGAATCTTCGCAATGGTATCTTCACCTCTATAGGAGGTACCACCCTTCCTAGAACCGGACGAGTAATATACCCCACTAGTGCTGGCATCCTCTCGCAAGTCATCCAAAGAGAAGTAGTAAGCAGTCTCAATCGACTGAGCATCTGTTGCATCTCCATCAGAGATATACCCTGAAGCTAACTGACGTATAGTGTCCACATAACTTGGGTCAAATGCCGTCGAACCCTCTTTGCTGGTTGTGATACCAAAGTAGGTATTTTCTTTGCTAGAAGGGCTACCATCAGAAGCTGATACACGAAGCAGTGGTGCCGGCATCAAGAAAGTATGGAGGAACCCAGTCCCACCATATGCCAAGTGCTCACTGAAGTGCTCTCCACTAATAAGTGCGTCAACGACTCGATTAACAGAACCACTGGTAAGTTGCATGTCCAAACCAATCTCTGGAATACTACCACTAGCAGCGAGAACTGGATTGAAACCGCTGTCGCTGGAGTTAAGCGACCCAGAGGTACCATCTGTGTTCATTTGGAAAACATTGGGAGATCCGATACCACCACTGACCGCGAAACGGACATAACGAGGCGGGCCTTCAAAACCAAACGGAAGAAGTTCAGGCTCAGTGCTACCAACGTCAACAGCTTGGTTCATGTCGATACGAATATACTTCGAGTTGTTAGGATAAGTTCCTTTGTGTCGAAGTGTTCTGTCAGTATCGTTGAACTCGACAAACATATCGCCAATCTTTCTGGCAACGTAGTTTACAGAATTTGGATTAAGGTTACAGCCGCTGAACCTTTCAATGATTTGTGGCCTGTTGTCATTATCCCTTGCATGACGAAGAACAACCGTGAAGGTTCCATAAGGATTGTCCAAATTGGTCGATCTCTTGATATCTTGAATTGAGATCTTGAAGTTCTTCATTTCATATTCGCCAGAGTCCCTAGAGACAAATCGGAAAAGCTTCTGCATGTTTTGGGCATCATAGCTACCAGTATTAGTACTAGTGTCTTGAGCAAGAACAAATCCAGTTCTAGCTGGAGTTGCGCCGGTTCGACGTTTACCATGATTTACAGACTGAGTGCCGTCATGCAAAGCAGCAATGAAGGCATAAGTTGAGCCGGCTGTAGAGCCCGACACGTGCCTTGAAAGCATGCCATCAAATGTCTCACCAAGGAAATATTTAGAAAGCGAAGCAGCTGCAGTAACATCAGCATTAGTCTTCGTGGCATTCGTGTTGAGAACCCGACGAATGTAATAAGGCGAACCTTCCGAAAAGTTGAACTTAATCATTTCGTTTACGTCACTGCCATTACGAATGTTAAGGATGAACTCTTTATTCCCCCGCGACTCAATATACTGAGCAGCAGCGTTATTGTTTGCATGAGCAGTATTGGGAGATGCACCAGAAAGAGTAAAGTAAGTTCCAGTATCGGCATACAAAATTGCAGCCAACACACCCATGTTCAAATTATCCGACACGTTTGTGTTGTAAGAACCTGAGTCAATTACAAAAATACCATACGCACCACCGTTAGCGGCAGCACTAGTGTCGGGATCAGCCGTGGTAGTTTCCCACCCTGCTTTACCAGCATCGACAGCATTGGTATGATCTACTCCCAAAAGCCGAACGATCGTAGCGGTATTGTTATTCTTTAACCAAGCTTGTGCAGCGTATGCAGCGTAAGTTGGTCCAGAAGGAGTTCCGGTTCTCCAAGCATCGGCAACGTCGCCGCCTGCAATGGGATTTCCAAATATTTCAACAAATTCTGACATGGAACCAACCTTGATAGGTCGCATACCAGGACCGCGTTGGGTTCGACCAATAATAACTGGCCCAACATCGGCTGGAGTTTTTGGAATTTGTGAATTATCTATCTCTCTAATGAACACACCAGGTGAAACAAACTTAAATCTTCTTTCTGACATTGATATCTCTCCTTATGAATAAAAAGTTATTCTTTACTAAATAGTACAACAGATTCTCAAAAGAATATTCATCGTTTATAAAAACCTCTTTTGTCTATGTGGTCTGGAATATCGCCCACAATCGTTCGTTCGCGACCGATCTTGACTTCTACAGCGTTTTCACGAATTACAATTTTAGGCTGTTCTGAATTGTTTGCTTCTCCAGCAATATAGCCCAAAACTTTGATATCGATTTTGGTTTCATATTTTCTATATTCCATCTCCATAGAAGCAATATTGTTATCCAAACTTAAATCACCCTGTATAAAAGACTCAAAACTATGCCCTTCATGTTTTGCTAAGAAATAATTGATACCATCTGTTCGTGTCATAAATGGTATGATTAAATCATTCATTTGCTGCTGATATTCTGTTTTAAGCATTATTGAATAAGTGATATCCAAATAAACTGGCATTGGCATTGAAATTGTCTGATAAACAATCTTCTTATTTGGTATAATTCTGCCAAATGCATCTCGCTTAGGGAAGTTTTCTTGCTTGTTACCAGAAACACCGCCGGCTAATTTTCTAGAGTCTGCATTTGCATAGTTAGAAGTTTTTTCTTGATTTATTGTTCTCGCAATGGTTATTGAGCCACCTTTTGGATCTAAAAGTCTTGGTACATTTCCCCATGCTGTCCCTTTTCTTGTGGGATCTTTTACAACATTGGTTCTATCAATAACGATTCTAGGTAGTATCAGTGTGCCATCGCGATCTCGTAATTTATGGTCCTCCCTAGACTGCACTGCTCTTTCAGCTGTTGCCCAAATTACAGGAACCTTTTTGAACCCCTCGTTTGTAGTGGTGTGAAGATCTAACTCTTCATTTAGCCAATTATAGATAGCATAATCAATAGTCTCTAAAGTTGGGGGTTGGGCAGGTATTTCCCTAATCACCTGTCTTGATGATTTTTCTTTTTGTTCGTATTTAGCTACCATCGAATAGTCCCTTACGTGCTCTAATGCACTTCGCTGATATCTCCATCTTGTGATCTACTTGACCGAAGATTTCTTTTGTTTCATTTAAAGTCACGATTTCATAATAAAAAGAACCATAAAGAACAAAATCACCTTCTCTAACAAATAAATCTTGATCTTCAGTTAATCTTCTCTTGTGGAAATGAACAGTAATACTAGAGCGCTTGTCAATACCTGCACTGGTATTTGATGTTTCTTGTCCTTCCCAGTCAACAAGAGCGTAAACCCTAACAGGAGGTAGAAATGTTTTTTCTATTGCCTCACCATAAAGAGGGTGAAAGTTTGTATGATCTAAGCTTATCGGATAATAGAGAACTTGCTGACCAATAACTCGCTCGATAAGTTCATCATTGACTTGCTTTACAAGATCCCGCTCCTTTTCTCCTAAAAATAATGGAGGAGGAGGACTTGCTGGTTGTGACCACTTGTTGTCAGACATTGCTTATTACCCCACGTATATTCCGCCAGGGATTGTGGCGTTCACCTTATTGACATTATCAGAAACAGCAGCCTCTTGCTCTGCAAGTTTGTGGTAAACCATTTCATCCAAAACAGTTTTCAATTCCTCTCTTAGTTTTTCTTGTTCCTCTTTACCTTGAGAAAGTAGTTCGCTATGATTTAGCGTAACCGATTCCCCTGGTATTGGGATAGTATTAAATTTACCTCGAACCTGGCCCAACATTTCTTTCGTTAAAGCTAGGGCAAACCTTCGTATCCACTGCTTACCAATTGAGTTAATATTCTGAAATGGAACATTCTCAAAAGGAAGTGTATTCATGTTGTTAATACCAGTAGAATTATCTACATATTCCTCGGTAATCTCCCATGGATCTGAGTTAATTGAAAACTCAACCCACATCTTAGTTGGATGTGCTGTTGTTACGTCTGGAAATATTCTTAGTTTATTGTCTTTTATTTCGTAAGAATAATGGGAAGTTCTCGTATACAAATTATCCTCAAAAGCCATGGCTTGTTGTTTGTTTTGCCATGCTGGAACTAATTCGTAACTTGAATCGTCTGAAAACTGACCATACTGATGTAAGTTTCCAACCGTGTTTAGTCCACCATAGTAACCATAGAAGCGCCACATAGCATGAGGGGTTTTATAGAATACTTTTCTAATTGTTATTCTGGAGTCTTCGACTTCGTTATAATATGGATAAGAACTGTTACTTGAATCTGTGGACTGAGATTTAATTATAGCCTGCAGATCGTAATCCTGCTGACCTACACTGGTGTCAAATGATGCTGAATATATGGGTTCTGTACCACCAATACCAACACTGGTAGCAGTTGCATCACCCACTCGCCTTGCATATCCAAATTGGAATTTTGGAAACCTCAGAGCTAAGTTACTGCCAGATAGTTCGCCAGTAGCGCTATCATCCTGTAATTGGCCTCGATGATCGAAAGAGCCGGTGGTAGCACCGAGAAGGCTGTCTAAAACATTCTTTGCTTGATGAGTGTTGATAAGATAAGAATACTCTAAAACAGCCTCTTCATAAGCAGCGTATACGTTTTGAGCCTTGAGTTCAATGTCAAGTATGTCACCACCAAGCTTTCTATATGTATAGGATACTTGTTCAACTGCTCCAGAAACAAAATTGGCATCAAACAATGGTCCATTAATAGCATAATATCCAAATGGTAAGTTTGCCAAAGTTACATCAGTAAGTGTGCCTGCAGATGGAAGACGAGAAACACTAGTTTGACTTGAAGGTGTTAAAGTGGGGACCGCCATTAAAATATATCTCCTCGGATATAATTAGTTGTTGGCGAGGTAAAACTACTTATCTTTCTTTACCGCAACTCTTTTAGTTTTTCTAGTTGAAGTACGTTTAGTAGTTGCCCTTTTTGTTGTAGGTTTTTTTGTAGATGT